TCATCCCCATGTGAGAATGGTATTCTTTTTACTACCGTATATTTCATACTTTCTCCTGTATTGGTTTATTTAAGTTTGCCATTTAAACGTTTGGCTTCTTTGTTTACTAGAATAGTTACTACCTGTGCTCTCGATACTTCGGGATCATCGGGTACTAACACTTTTCTAATTTTGTCAATCTTCGCATACGTCTCTTTTTTAATAGAGATGTTCTTGTATTTGCTAAAATCAGTCATCTGTTATATCCTTTCATTTTTTAATATGAGGATATCCTACAAAATATTATTCTTTGTGTCAATAATTATTTTAAATAATTTTATCTGGCTTGCAAGAAAACTTGGTATAGGCTAGCATACTATTGGTCCATTCTGGGTCAAAGCTTGCCATTAATGTGTGAGAGTAATCATAGCCATAAACAATACAGCTACTGTAATCATCAAATAATACATGAGGTGTGGGTATAATTTTACAATTATTGGCTGCAATTTCACTGCATAAAACCATCAACAACACTACTTTAATCACTACCCTTGGCCCTTGTAACGGAGTTGAGATTTTTGCCTTTTTTCTGACTTATTTAATGATTTTTTATGTTGCCGAGGTCCTCGTTTTTTAGGCTTATCTCGAACTACGAAGTCTTTAAATTTTCTAGCCATTGTCTAATCTCGATTGTAATTTAATAAATTTTTTATCTTCATCAGTTAATTTTAAATAACTAATTTTTCCATTGATGTGTTGCCTGTTGTCATAACCACAGGATGTACATCTATAATAATCAGATACAACAGCAACTAATACTGTATCTTGCTCACATTCTGAACATGTTCCCATTACAGTATCTATTTTGTTACTTAACATTATTGTTTCCATTACTAATCTTTTTTTCTTTTTAGCCAACGACTTTACCATCCTTCCATTCCATGTCTGGAAGTCCTTCGGTATATTTTTTACCATCAAAAGTTAAAACTTGTTTTCTGTTTGCACCAGACTCATGATAACTAATATGTATCCATCCCCCTGCAGGATCTTCGGGATCAAAAAATTCCATGATCAATTGATCAAAGTCAACGTTATTTTGTAACCAGTAAGCTGTCTTAATGTTGGGCACGCCAAATATTTCTAGGTCGACCGCCTGGCCCTTCGCATGCTGTGATGTTTTTTTGCTGCCGATTGCTTCGCAAAGCGCTTCTGAACGGTAGCCGCTGGTAATTGTAACGGGCTTGTCAAAGTGTGCCCGTAGCGGTTCTAAGACCTCATAACATAGATCACCCAAACTTTTAATCTCACCTGCACCTGGAGTATTATCAATACCCTTACGCGTAGCTGTCATCGACTTGGTCATCTCTTTTAAAGTAAAGTGTTTGGAAAGTTGCATAATATTTAATTACCTCTAACGGAATCGATGAAATTATAAACTCTACCAAATTGCTTGTCAATACTCATTAAATCCGATTGGATCATGGTTACGATTAACTGAAGTTCTATCAACGTGACTAATGTCCATGTAGCAAGTCCCATTAGGATTGTACCAAGTAATGCAATTAATGCTGTGTTAGTTTTTCTACTCATCTTTTGGTTTTGGTAGTGGAAGTATATAATCTTTTGGTGGTATTTTTAATTTGCTTTTTGAAGGCTTTATAAGCTTATCTCCCATTAAATTGACCTCTGGGTTCTCTTTTTTATACTTATCTTTCATATCATCCCAAAGACTTTTAGCATTTTTAGGTCTAGTATTATCTCTTGCGGGAGTCACACCTCTACATTTTGATACCAACAATCTAAAGTTTTCATTCTGTGCAAGACTAGGGTTACTATTAACTCGACCACACATCTTCATTAACTCTAATTGTTGTTTGATTTGTACATTTTCTTTTGAAGTCTTACAGTCTGTGCCTAAATATTTTCTGTAAGTTACACTAAAATTTTGTGAGTCATTATCATAATCATTGGAGTTGTATGTATGGTAATCTTGTTCATTATTTCTATCTTCAACTCTAAATTCCATTTCACCACATCTTACACCATACTCATTAAGATATTCGTTTTTACTATGTGCAGGTCCACCAAACAAAGCTAGTAGAGTAAGCATAATTATAAGTATTGCTGTAAATCTGTAATCCATCCTGAGAACCTCCATACATTACCTATTTAAATCTTTTATATCATAGTCATGCTCTCTGACTTGATCTGCTAATTGTCTGTATAAATTCTCTGCCATCTGCCACGTAGATTCTGCAGAAGTTAGTCTTGTGTTTTGATCTGTAATTTTATCTTCAGCAACTTTTAAATCTCTTTTAAGATCTATGATTTTTGATTGATTTGCGTTGATGGTGTCTGTTAAATTAACTACGTACTTAACGCCAGTGAACGTCCCGAACAGCACAGATGCTATAACCGGTACTAATACAAAATTCTTTTTGAACAGTTCTGCAATATTCATTAGGCATTTATCTCCAGAATATTAGTTTTTTAAACCAACTTTTAATTGTTTCAATAAAATCATGGTCCATGGTAATAATTTCGGTTACCCACACACAATCACAGAATTTACATTCTGGAATTCCTCGGTGTCTATGTCCACAATCGCTACAAATACTACTCATGTTTTTTCTCCTCAATCTCGTAAAAAAAATTATCGGTATCTTCTGTTCTCCATTTACCGGTATCTTCTACATTCCACTCATTTGTTTGTACCTTCCAGTCAGGAATATTATTCTTAACTGTGAATGAAGGCAGGTCCCAAATACATCTATTATTAGGTTGGGCTGCATAATTACCATCATCTAAAGCTATGATGTGTGCACACTTATGTTCGTGTGGGATCTCTGAATGATCAGTGTCAAGTATATTAGCATCTGGATGAGCCCAGTCAACAGTAAATAAGTAAGCACCATGGTGCCACTTCTTATCTTTACCTATATATTTTCCTGAAGCTGCGCTTAAGATAGACCAATGAGTAATAGCAGGATGATAGCTAAAAGAATTCCAAAGTTCCAATTCATCAAGTCTCTTGGTGGGAACAGACTTGGGGTCATAACCACGTTGAATAAATGCCGTAATTGGGAGACGATAAAAGATAGCGCCATTTTCCATAAGCGCATGCCATAAGATAGCACGACCTCCCAAAGATGTGATCCCAAAGATAATACAATCTTCAACTTCTCCATGATGTTTTTTACAATCATATAAATACTCCCTTCGTATTTGTGCATATGTTGGTGGTATGTTTGCATTTAAATAAGCCATAATCAACCATTTATTTCTCCCCAGTTAGTTGCTAGTTCACAGTCTACTTTGTTGGGGACTTCTAAAGTAACTGAATTTTCCATGATCTCAACAATTTTATCTGCTTGGTCTTGATCCTTTACCGAGATACAAAGTTCGTCATGAATTTGTACGTGTGCTACTATACCATTTTTGTATAAATCTAACATTGCCTTTTTTGTCATATCAGCTGCTGACCCTTGAATTAATTTATTTAAAGATTTGTAAGTATACGCTCTTCTAATCCCTGGTCCATGTTCCTGTAATGCATCTTCATGAGGCAATGCTTTATGCATACCGAATTGATTGGGCTCCCATAAATGAAACCTACACAATCGTCCCAAGAGAGTTCGAATTTGACCACGCTCTTGGGCACGATTGGAAGCACTATTCATTAACTGCTTAACGAAGGGAACTTTAGCGTGGTATTGATCGAACAATTCTGCTGCTTTGTCTTTTGATACACCAAGTTCGGCCTGGAGTTTTGCTTTACCCATACCATAAAATAATCCAAGGTTAATGACCTTGGCTTGTGATCTAGGAATCTTTGCCATGTCTGCTACGACCTGGTGAAAGTCCGTTGAAGTATCATTTTCATAATTATCTATTACGTCATTTACAGACGGAAATTTATGTAAAGCTGCATAATGCACTACTAGCCTAGGTTCTTGCTGAGAATAGTCAAAACTACCCCATCTATGGCCTTCCTCAGGTATAAAAATAGACCTAATCATAGGTCCAAGTTCCTTATTTCTAGCTGGAAGTTGCTGTAAATTAGGATTCGAATAAGAGAATCTTCCGGTTACAGTCCCACCTTGATCCGATCTTATTTGGTTTATATCAGCATGGATACGACCTTTGTGTTCATGTTTAATTATGGTATCAATAAAAGTAGTATGCGCTTTATTAGTTTCTCTAGCTTCAGCAATCATTCTAACAATTGGATGTTCATGATTCATAATAAAATTTTTAGTAAAGGAGGGTGCATTTGATTTTGCAGTTCTTTCATAGGGTAACTTTAATTTATCAAAAACTTTGGCAACACTTCTTGCAGCCATTAATTGAACATCTATTCCTGTTTCTATTTTTATTTGTTGGAGTAAGTTTTCTTCTTTTATTACTAACGCTTGCTTCAATTCATGAGCTCTTTGAACGTCCACTCTCACCCCAAGAAATCTCATGTCTACCAGACAAGGAAACAGATCTGTCTCAAGTTGAAAAATAGACTCCACATCTTGGTGAGTAATTTCTTTTTTAAATATTTGCCAAAGTTCTAAAGTAAGTTCTGCATCTTTTTCTGCATAGGCTCCAACATGAAGCGCCGGGAGCTGCCACATATCAGCTTTAGGATCTAATCCTCTAGACTTTGCTTCTTCATTAAGTGCAGACTCATTCTTACCATAACCTAAATAATCCCAACCCAAACTATTTAAATCAAATCTGAATCTATTTTCATTAATCAAAGATGCTGCAATCATCGTGTCTACGATTTGTCCTTGAATTTTTAAACCCATAGATCTAATCCAACTAACATCATACATTGCATTGTGAAATATTTTTATAGCTGGTGTATTTAAAATATCTTGAAACCATTTAAGAGTTTTTTTCTTATCCATGTTTGGCCCTGATCCGTGAGCAATTGGAAAATAAAACTTTTTACCTGGTACAGCTACAGCGATTCCTACAACTTCACCATTACCGATGATGGCACCACTACCTTTAGATTTTAAATCAGGATCTCTTGTTTCTAAGTCAATTGCTATTTCATCATACTGTCTTAAATCAGGATACTCTTCTGGTTCAATCCATTCTGTCTGTGCTTCAAATAGAGGTACTTTCATTTCTTTTTCATATCTTTTATTTTTAACATCTCTAGCTGACAATAGTGTACAATCTTTTTAAGATCTTCGACTCCACCTTTTCTTTGATATCTACAAACGTATTTTATAACGTTGCCTTGAAAGAATGATAAATCATTTTTAGAAATAAACTCATAAGGTTGAATTGGAAATTTTGTATAATGATTACCACCAACCTGGGTGTATTGTGGAAATGCTTCGTCTAATATATTTTTATCTGTCATAACTGGTAACCCTTCCTTTCTATTTTTGCTCTCATTAAATATAAATTTCTTTTTGCTCTCGTACACCCTACATACCATACTCTGTGCTCTTCGTCACGCTTTATTATACTTTTAGTAGTAGCTTCTCTTATTTTTTTAGCATTATCTAATACTAAAATTACGTTCTCACATTCACCACCTTTGGCTGCGTGAATAGTAGATACTTTGATTCGTGCTTCATCACTTAATCTTTCTTTATTTGACAACATTAATCTTATATAAATTTTTTCATCAGCGGGTGCATTATCAAAACACTCAAACCATTTTAAATCTTTTTTAAGTTCTCTATTACCCATGTATTCTTTAATATCTTCTAGGGCGCTATCCAATACGTCTTCACCATTTAACCATTTGCTATGATTAATAATTGCTTTGTATAATTTAGTGTTGTAACTTTTTTGATGTCTATTTTCATAGTATAAACCTTTTACTTTTAAAAGATCACATACTTCTTTGGCCCTGGATAACGTTCGGGTTAATATCAACCAATCCTGACTAAATAAGTCAAGATTCTCTAAGCTATTGATTTTACTACACAATCCTTCTTCATCTCTTGGTAAATAATTTTTAGTTGCTCTAAGTCCTTCTATTCGTGCCGTAATAATTTCTGATACATCCTGTACTGCTCTTGGAATTCTCCGTGATCTTGATAATACTTTTTCTGTAGCGGGTTCTTTAATAAATCTGTCAACATCTGCTCCGGCCCAACCATAAATTGCTTGGTCATCATCTCCTGCAAGATAAATATTTTTTGATTTAGATTTTAGTATGTCATATAGTTTCCATTGTATCGGGGATAGATCCTGAGCTTCATCAATAAACACCACATCAAAATCTGGAATTTTATTTGGTTGCTGCACGATGTCATGAATCATATCGGTAAAGTCTACTAAGTTGTTTATATCTGGATGTTTGTAGTGATTATAGTTTGCTTCAATATGTTTTAACAAATCAGGTTTTACATTTGTTGAATGTTCTCCTGTGCAATACTCATCCCATACTGAAATATTTTTTTCTTTTGCTTTTAAAATAATTTGAAAGTATTCGTTATCGCAAGTTAAGTAAGGTGAGGCATCTGCATCTTTTTTAGCATTGACTCTTATACTTAATTCTTTTCCAAGGTCATTGTAATGATAATCCTGCATAACGTTTTCTTCTCTTAGTCCTAAACTATGAAAAGCTAAAGAGTGTAGTGTTTGAAAATATCTAAGTTGTTTCTTTTTATACTCAGGATTTTTCTTCAACATCCTATCTCTTGCTTCATGAGCTGCCTTACGCGTAAATGCAAAGTAACCTATTTTATTTACCGGAGTGCCTACTCGTATGTAAGCCATGGCTCTTCTAATTA